GTGGGATAATGATATACCGCAAAATGCTAAAACATATGCAATATTGCAGGATATTGTGAATGGCATCCGAAGGGATGAAATGGAGGGTCTTGTCATCCCCTATGGGTATGAATTTGAGCTTTTAAGCACCGGTGGCACGCGGCAGTTTGATACAAATGCGATCATCAACCGTTACGATACCCGGATAGCCATGACGGTATTGGCAGACTTTATTTTCCTTGGGCATGATAAGACGGGAAGCTGGGCGCTGAGCTCCGACAAAACGGAGCTGTTCGCCGTAGCGATAGGGGCATTTCTCGATATTATCTGCGAGACATTTAACAGCCAGGGCATTCCGGCGCTGATCGATATTAACGGGGAGCATTTCAAGGGCATTACAGCCTATCCCAAGATGACGCACGGGGACATTGAAGATGCAGACATTACGAAGGTATCAGCGTTTATTAAGGATATGACAGGAATTGGGGTTCTGATACCGGATGATGGACTGGAAGATTATATCCGCCAGGTAGGACATCTGCCGGACAGGACAGCGGATACAAGGGAAACAGACCGTAACAGGCAGAATCAGCAGGAGCAGAACCAGCCGCCAGAACAGGAAACAGCCGCAGGCACCGAATCAAACGGGAAAGAGGATGAAATTCCGGATGATAAGACAAAAGCGGCTAAAAAACGCTTAGGAAGGGAGGCTGCCACATGGGACTCCGGATGATCGCCCCTAAGAGGGTAAAGAAAGCCAAATCCGCTAACAGCAAGGAAGTGCTTGACAGGCTGCAGAGGTATCTTGATAGTGGATTTAAGAAGCCAATTGAGATTCTGTGCGGATTCTGGCAGGACCAGCAGGACGCGATCAGCTATCAGGAGCTTCGGCAGGCCGTGAATGACGGAGAGATCAGTCAGGATACAATCAACCTGTGGAGACAGGACTATGCAATCCTTATTGCCGGGAAGTTTAGCCGCATATGGAGTGATGCGATCAGTGCAGGAGCGGCGGGGCAGCCTCTTTTAGATGGACGCGGTCTTGTATTTGATGCAAACACACCGGGACTGTTTGAGTGGATCAGGAACCGCGGGGCGCAGTTTGTAACAGCATGCACGGAAGAGCAGCAAAGAGCCATATCAGCGCTCCTTGAAAAGAAGATGCGAGACAGTCATACCGTTGACGAGCTTGCCCGAATGATACGCCCGTGTATCGGATTGACAGAGGCAGATGCGAAATCCGTCATGCGGTATTATGACAGTGTCGTAGCATCTTACAGAAACGACCATCCGCGGATGAAACCGGAGAGTATACGGCGGAGAGCGCGCGACGCGGCACAGAAATACGCAGAACGAAAGCACCGGCAGAGGGCGTATACGATCGCCCAGACAGAAAGCGCCTTTGCATATAACAGGGGTGCCGATGAAGGAATCCGGCAGGCACAGAGACAGAACCTGATCGGAATTGTGAAAAAGCGATGGAGCACATCAGGAGACGATGGTGTATGCGATATTTGTGCGGCGTTGGATGGTACCGAGATTGATATGGATGCGGAGTTTGCATTTAAGGGAAGGCTATTGTTTGCCGGACAGAAGCGTCTTCCTCCTGCGCATCCAAGGTGTGCCTGCGCTGTGGAGTATATAGAGGTCAGGCCTGTGGACAGAACATCTGACCGACATTCATCCCTGCTTGGTGCGGGAAATGATGATATCAAGGATGTGCAGCAATTGGAGTACATAGGTTCTATCGATCTGGATAAGTCAAAAGAGGCGATGGAATACTTTGGGAATACGATCCGGAATAATGATTTTGAAAATGCGATAGTGATTGATCGCTATGGAGAGGTATATCATGCCAAGGGAAGTATGTCTGCAGTAAGGTTTGATGGAGCAGATCTGAACGGCGCATATATTATACATAATCATCCAGAGACGAATGGCATTGTTTCGCTTAGTGAAGATGATTTTATGTTTATGAAAGAGAACTATAGAATTGCTGAGTTACAGGCGGTAAACAGACATTACACATATAGCGCGGTACCATTGGAAAAAATCAAGGAGATATCGTATAATGAAATATATCTCGAAGCGCTCATACGAGGTTATGAGACTGGAGAACGGGATCTGCAGCATTTAGCAATGGAAGTATTAGCAGAGAAGGGCGGTGCATTGTATGTCAGAACACCATTTGAGTGAGAAGGATCAACAGGAGTATGATCGCATTTTTAATGAGTGGATGGAGAAGGTGAAAGAAATACCTCCATATGAAGACCGCCACCCGGATGGAGTGTATGTCCTTGACGGGGGATATAATGGACCATATACCGAGCTTGAAAAAATTTATAGACCGCAGTTGGACGAAATACTTGCGAGAGGAGGAAAAGCCAAAATGAAAAAGTTTTCTGATCTGATTGAAAAATCAGCTGGAGAACATACACGGTCGGATGATGTCTTAAAGGGCAGATTCCAGATCAAGAAATCCGACGATGAGAAAATGCTTGCCTTTGGCTGGGCGAGCGTGGCCGTGCGCGTAGACGGGGAAGTGGTCGTTGACTGGCAGAAGGACATCATAGAGCCGGCGGAACTGGAGAACGCAGCTTATGAGTTTGTCCGGCTGTACCGGGAAGGCGGAGAGATGCATGAAAGAGGCGGCGCCGCCGTACTCATTGAGAGCGTTGTTTTCACGGAAGAAAAGATGCAGGCAATAGGTATTCCCGCAGGAACGCTTCCGGTCGGATGGTGGATCGGATTTAAGGTCACTGACCCGGACGTCTGGGAAAAGGTCAAGGATGGAACTTATCAGATGTTTTCTATCGAAGGTACCGCGGAGCGCGTAGAGGCAGATGAAGGTACCGTGTAACACGCAGCATATCATTTTATATTGATGAATCAAAGGGCATCCGGAAATGGGTGCTTTTTGTTTTATAAAAATCCAAAGAAAGGAGGCATGGAAGTGGCAACAAAGTTAAAAAATCTCAGAATCAGCAAGGTTGATTTTGTAGATCAGGGTGCAAATCCTGACGCTGACATCAAGCTGTATAAGCGCAGGGAGGAGAGTACACAGGTGGATAGCAGGAAGAAAAACGGTGGTGTTATGAAAAGGCTGTTTCATCTGATCTGCAAAGCCGCAGGTATTGACCCGAATGAGCTGGACAGCGAAATGGATGAGATCACAAAGGGAGATTCCGAGAGCTTCAACGACAAAATCAATGAAGTAAAGAACATGAAGATCGCGGATGAGATGTGGGATGTCTGCTATGCGCTGCAGTCCTCACTTTTATCGATTCTTAACGATGATGAGCTGGACAGCGACGGAATCGAAAAGGCAATGCAGGAGAGCCTTGACGAGTTTTACGGCGCTGTTAAGGAGTCCATCAAGAAATGGTCCAGCGGGAAGGCCGCCGGCATCGAAAAGAAGGATGATGGGCTTACAGATGATGACGTCAGGATGATGAAATCAGCAGTAGCAAGGCTGAATGAATCAATTGAGAAAGCAACCGCTCCTGCATTAGAGAACCAGCAAACAATTGAAATTGAGCAACAGAGAGGAGAAGAAACAGAAATGAAGATTGACAAGAGCAAGCTTACAGAAGCGGAAAAAGCGTTTCTGGATTCGATTGAGAAACGCTATGGGACAGAAGAGGAAGGGGATAAGGGCGGCGGTGATACGTCACATGCAGAACAGATTCCGCCGGCTCCGGAAGTAACGAAGGCATTAACACCGCCTGCAATTACGCCGCAGGCGGATGATACGGACATTTATAAGGGGATCAACCCTGCCGTGGCAGCGGAACTGGAAGAATTAAAGAAGTTCCGCGAGTCTGTAGAAGAAAAGGAACTTACCGAGGTTGCAAAGAAGTATGAGCTTATCGGCAAGAAGCCCGAAGAACTGGTACCGGTGTTAAAGAGTCTGAAAGCGGCGGGCGGCACAGCATACAATGATATGATTGCTGTGCTGGATCAGGCTGTTGATACCGTGGAGAAATCCGGGGCATTTTCTGAGATTGGAAAGTCCGGACACGGTGGTACTACGGACGGTGGCGCATGGGCCGAGGCGGAAGTTAAGGCAGTGGAACTTATGAAATCCAAAACAGGATTATCCAAAGCGCAGGCATTGGATGAAGTCTTTACGGCAAATCCTGAGCTGGCCGCAAGATGTGAGAAGGAGGATTAAGGTATGGCAACTTATTTTGGAACCAGTATTAACGAGAGTCCGACCATTGTATTGCCCGCAGGGGCAAAGTTGGAGAATGCGAGGGGCATCGCTTTGGCAATCAGTGGCGGTAAGGTGGTAAAACCTACGGCGGGCGCCCATGTGATTGGGCTGTCTATCATCGAGACAGATGAAACCGTAGAGGCAGGCAGGGATGTTGACATCCAGATCAAGGATATTGGCAAGTGGGTAGCTGGGGAAGAAATTACCTTGGGCACTGAACTGGCAGCGGATGCAGATGGCAGGGCAGTAGCAGCAAAATCCGGTGATTTCATTGTGGGCGTGGCGCTTAGCA